AGGTAATATCTCTTCTTTAACTTTTTTAACAATTTCTTCAGTATTTGGAATATCTAAATTTCTTAAAGCTTCTATTACTTCTTCTATAACATCCGCAAGCTCATCTACTGAATGATACATAGAAGCTAAAACTACTGGTGGTGGAAGATTAAGATCTATTGTAGGTATTGGTTCACAAATTGTAATTAATGCCGATAAGGCAGATGCTCTTTTGTCTATTTTACTTAACCCTAACCATAATCCTCCAATTATAACAGGTTGTAAAATAGGGATTAAGATCTGCATGATTCTGGTAAAGTCTACATTCTTCATTAACTTTTCAAAATCTTTAGTCGATTCTGGAAGCTTCATATTTTATAACCAGTCAGCATACAGGAAATAGCACCATTATTATTCGATTGAGTTGCTAAAACTTTCACAGTTGAATTAGGAGGAATAACAAACTCAAACATTTTAGGTTGCATTATAGCACCAACCACCCCAACGTCCCCAATCACTGACTTTTCAACAAAAAGACCGACACCATCCACTTGTATTGTATATGATAAAACTTCAGAAGCTCCTATATTACTCCAGTCTATGCCTATCATTATTCTTGTTAAAAAGTAGTCAGAAGGATTAGTATAGTTGAGAAGGGTGACAGGGGAAGCAGTTAGATCCTTGCTTCCACTCCACCCGTAAATATATCCATCCTTAACACGTAATACACTCTCACTAGGTGCTAAGGTCATATTTCGTCACACACTAGATTAACATAAGTGGCTATATTATCTGTATCATCTGTAGTACTCGTTATGATAACCCTAGTTAGTGGTGGAATAATAAATCCAATATTATCGCTATCTAGATTCGTAAATCCAGCATCACTAGATTTTTTAACTATCATTCGGTATATGTCATTACCATTTAAATTAATTAATAATCCAATTTGCTGATTAGCACTTAAATTATTTTCATTAAATGAAAAGGATCCTATTGCTTTTAAACCTACATTAGGACTTTGAAAATCAAATAATGTTGCATCACTTCCACTAGTGGTGACACCGTTTCCGCTCCAGCCACCCCATGTTTTAGATCCAATATAAATTAAATTCTTTGAGGGACCGAGAAAGGTGGCTATTTGCTTTTTAGCCATGCTTATTCAAAATATAGAGTGACACTACCGCTTGAAGCGGTTGCGCTTCCTCCAGATGCAAACTGAATTGCTATCTGGAGATCTATATTATTTACACCGGCAAGAGGGAAGGCTGTATCTTGTGAACCTGAAGTATTAACGATTCCACTATCAGCGGTACCGTCACCATCTACACCCATTAAGGTAAAGTTCTGTTCACTCATATTTGACCCTAATAGTCTGCATACTACTGCATATCCTTTAGGATTAAAACAGGCAAATGTGTAATCTACACGGGAGATTCTGCTAGCGCCCTGTGGGACTTGTATATTACCGAGTGAAGAGCTTAACATATTATCAGTTAAACTGAAGTATGCTTTATCGGTTGGCGTGCTGTCAAATGTTCGTGTTATTGTTGTTGCTGACATTTTAGAGTCTAAAGTATAGTTTACTTCCTCCTAGTTTTAGAGTAGGCCACTGTTTTCTAGCGAATGCACCTAGCACAGCTATTCCTCCAGCGGTCACTAATGTTTTACGTCCGTCATCTGAAGCGATCATATTAATTGCGTTAGATGATAAAGTATTGAATGCTTGTCCTAATTGACCGTCGCTTATATCCTTAATGACACCATCTAAAGGTTTACCGCCTTTTATGGTAGTTCCTGTGTTTAGGTAATTTGCTATTGTTAGACCACTAGCCATACCTGTGACTGATGGATGCGGTATTCCTTTTTTCATTCGTCTATTACTCCTATTTTTTTTGGTGTATGCCCGTCTGGCGGTTTTACGAACGCCACCTTTCTTAGTAGATCTTCGGGATGTGGACGCATCATAAGACTTCTTTGAAATAAGTTTACCAGAACGAAAGTACATCCAGTTTCCTTTTTTATTTTTCTTCCGATAAACTCCGACAGGCATAAACAATTAATGTTTAATTGATTATATAATACTTTTTACTTGCGCATCAGTTAAATAGCCGATACGCTATCTAGTAATATGGACGCATCTAATAAAGAATTAGTAAAACCAGACATTTCTTCACCATTGAAGAAGCGTGATTCATACCTTAAAGTTAAGGATGATGATATGACCCTAGTCACTGTAGATCTAGCAGAAGAATGTAAGATTGATACAGACAAGGGTATAAAAGACGGTGTGAGGGTCACGTGTCGTTTAGTAGACTTCAATAAAGAAAGAGATCCTTGTTATATCGCACAACAAGAACCTAAAACAAAAGAGTCTTATTCTACATCCTCCTTTTATCTATTGAAGGATTTTAAGACAGCATCACACTGGCCTAAAGAGGGAATATATTATTGGGTGTGGAAAGCATCTGATGGAGTACGATGGGAGGAAGTACCGTGAACTGTAAACAATGCCGAAGGCGTGAATCTGAAAAGAACCAGAAGATTTGTGAAGTATGTCGTTTAACTAATGTGCATCAAGATACACTAGCTAAAGCACTGAACAACCTAAATGATATTTGGGATAAATTATGAAAGATAAAGAAATAAATATTAAACCATCCCGTAAAGCTACTACCTATATGTTGATTGAAATTATAAAAGGATCTGATAACCCGTTAAGTATCAAATGGGCTGAAGAAGAATTAATAAGATTAACACCAGAGGACTGGTAATGTTTCACTGTAATAAATGCACAAAGAATCAGTATGGTGTCACAATGTATAAGTGTTGGAAGTGTGAAGTTATAGATCTACTAGAAGATATCAAGGAACGTCTATGAAAGCACTCTGTAGTTGTTATGATATGAACTGGGGACGTGTATCAGCGACCTGCTCTAACTGCGGTCGCAAGATAAACGGAGGAGCTTAGGGTGTCAGTGGGTTGGGGTTGCATCTGGAGTGCGTTATTGTGCGTTTAAAGTGCGTTATTTCTGCAATCCCATGCCTAGTTCTGGCTTGATGTTTGGTTTTGATTCTGCTTTTGCCAAAATTGGCATAAGTTTAGATCCTAGCATTTGGACGTACCACGGTTGGTCTGAAAGTTCGTTAGCAATATCATGCATCATCTTCATTTTAGATCCTTCCTCTCCTTCTTTCATTTCTTTAGCGACGTTTCCCATAGCTCCAGAAAAGAACTTTTGTAAATTTTTTCTAGCTTGAGGAAGCATAAATTCTTCAAAATCTATTAATGTTTGTTCTCTTATTCTCTTTACTATTACTTCTAGAGCTAATAATAACGTGTCATCTGATTCACTATCTCTCAACCAGTCCTCGATACGCTTTTGAGTCATTCTGGGTATATGATAAGTATAAATTAATAAATATAAAAAGAAAGAAAGGATCCAGATAATCGCAAAAGTTGTGTCATTCATGACAAATAATCTCTTATTGCTTCTTTAATTGCTTTTTGAGCATATCCTTTCCTTAACAAGCAACCTTGTATGTATAATCCTTTAGCAGTTTTAGATTTTAAAAAGTTGGGAGTATCTCTTTCATAACCTGCTACACAATCCTGAAAATCTGTTAAAACTTCTTTAGGATCTACTTTCTCAGGTAATATCTCTTCTTTAACTTTTTTAACAATTTCTTCAGTATTTGGAATATCTAAATTTCTTAAAGCTTCTATTA